CTTTTTTATCACCCGGTGGAACAGGAAATAAATGAAAATAACTCAATTTCGAATTTGAAGGATTCGCCAGCTTAAAGTCATCACAAGCTGAAACGAAAACATTAATAGAAATGGGCGCATCAATACTGGGACTAACAAGTTCGTTCAGAACGGCCAACTCAAGAATTCCGTTGGCTTGCTGTTCAATTGTTTGTAACCTAGAAACAGCAGAAAAGTTCGATCCCGTAGCGTACGGGGATCCACATTCCTTCCAGGGTGAAGATTGACCCCAACCAACCACAATTTCAAAGTCATCTGTCTCTGCGATATCAATCACACGAGAATAATTCGTATTATAATTTACAGATGAAGTGAATTGATTAGGATCCCAGCGAGCTAGAATACGCCCTTTATGAAAATCACTCTTCACGATTTGAAATCGGAATTTGAGTGACCCTTGCCAATTTCCAAAACATGTTGCCATGTGAGCAAGGGGAGTCATATGAATTTCTTCGCTCACGTTATCGAGCTGCATTGGCAGTACTCGAGTGTTCCAAAGGAGAGAGTCCGTAGCCTGGTCAGGCTCCCATGCAAACGAGGTTAAGTAGCTTTCTCGCATACAATACTCAGTGATACCCATCTCGTCTTGACCTGCAAGGCCAACTGTTCGAGAATCTACCGTTAGCTCGGCTTTGCTGTCGAGCGTCAACTTAATGACGGCATCGGCTGCATCAGTAGATGCCAAATTACCAGTAGGCGAGGGTTTCATAATCTGCGTATCAGTAATGACGGCTGGTCTGCTATAACCAAAAATTTTGGCAATATTAGCAGTAGCACCAGCTGCAATCTGCGAAGCTGTCATGTACGGACCAATAACAGGGAGTGAAGACAACTGTCCAGCCGCTCTAGCAATTGCTGCGGCTGGTTTAGAAATAATACCAGTGCCATACTCATCAGAAGCAATCGAATTGCCTTGGTCTCTAGAATTAAGAGCACGAGCACGGCGACGACCACTTTGAGAAACAAGTGGTGGATCGGAGTTCGTAGGCATAGTGAGAACAACATCCTCAGCCCACAAATAGATAGTGACAGTAACGGGGTCGTTACCGCCATTAGCGTGGAGAAGGTTACCAAACGACCTGATAACAATGTCTCCCATATCTGTCCAATCAGCGGCGGGAATATCCAAATAGTTCTTGTCCCAGAAAAACGGTAAGCAGAGTTCACCACCCGTATTTTTAGTCGGGTTAAGAAAAAAGTGAGGTTTCTGCGACGCTTGTATATTATCCTGTAAAATGAACGCCCGATCGGCCGTAACCTCGTCTCCCCTAGTAAAAGGGTTGTATGAAACGAGTGCTCGACCATAATGAAATTTAGTACCAGAAATAACCATTTTACAATGTAACTTCATTCGAAGGAGTTGATAATTTTTGATTTTGTCCCTAACGTAGGGATTCTCACAGAATGCCTGCCAAGGATTAAATTTGTAATAAAGCCCTTGTCCAACGACCCAAGACTGTGCAGACTGGCGGAGAGGACGCTTCAAGAACGAACCCAAAGTACTGTCGTCATTCTTTGCAAGGTCCATTGTAGGATCATAAGTTCCTTCAACAGTTTGCAACCAACCAGCATCTTGATCAGCGAATGCAGTAATCCCCTGCTTAGACATAGGCGCAACTGAAGTTTCTGTGCGCCCTTCTGGAGCATCTGAATCAGATGCAACACCAGATTGTGAGAACAAAATCATACCTTCTAGCTGCTCAATTCGTTTAGTGAGCTGCTTAACATGGCGGTACTTTCGGTCAAGTTTTTGTCGTAGCTCCCTGACCCGAGCACGAAGTAGCGAGACTTCATCTTCTTCATCGAAAGATGCGACAGTACGAATTGTGCGAAGATCGCACGATATGTGTGAATCATTTTGAGCTGATTCTGGCTCATAAGTGGTATAAAGGTTAGTAATGTAATTTAATAAATATTATGTGCGGCACATCAATCGACAACATAACAGTGCTATTTTCTTGGGTTGTCAACCCTCCACTAAATAATGGATATATACAATGACTATCTATGTAGCTGACCACAAATTCTAGGTAATGCAGAACCTAAAACATTGTGCGTTAATCAAACATAGACAACTATTTTTCGCTTATCCAACGTATAGTTACGGTGGCCCAAGGTACAAAGCCCCCAAGGCGGGCTATAGAAGTCGAACTTAGAGTTCGAACTTCTCACGGTACCACGCCAAACGCTCGTCATAGCTCATAATAGGTCCCACGTACCCCTGAATACCAGATTTACGTGCAACTTCTTCGAGCTGTGCTTTGCGAAGCGTGTATACCTCACGTCCAAATTCGAAATACTTCAATGCTACATTCTGAATTGCTTCAGCACTTGACTGCTCCATCGACAAAACTTTAGATTGTAAATGAGCGTGCAACATCTTGGCAATCGAATCCTCCTCCACAGGGGAACGGAACAACTGCAACTCCTCATCCCACACAGCAAAATGCTTCAAAAAAGAAGCACTCTGCAAAGGAATGAAAGGAACAGATTCAGCGTCCTTATCGGCCATGGTGTACTTGATACTCACCTTAGCCAATTCCTCTGCAATAGCGGTGTGATTGAACGAATCATACCCCTTCGCAACAGTCATGATATTATCGTCTCCATAAGTCATAGCAGAGACTTTCGTGTTGAACAGGGGAACATTCCACCACCCTTCCCTCTTGGCAATAGCATACCAACAGTAGCGCAAATACAAAGAGTTCACAAA